TTGCTCATTTAGATTCTAATGCAGATAACGTATCTGTTTATTCTGATGGAAACTCTAACTCAAGTTTAACTCTTACAGACAGTGGTTTGTTTGAAATAAACATTGTAGCTAAAGACAGCACTAACTATTACATTTGGGGCTACGCTGAAGGTGCAGATGCACCTGCGTTTGCAGATCAATAAAATAATATAGTGGGGCTTCGGCCCCACATTTATCAATAGGAGATAATATGAGTGATGTAAAAGCAAGTACAGCATTAACGTCAGACGGAAGACTACAAGGTTCCGTGGGCGGTAGTGATGTTAATCTTGGTCCAATAAGAATAAAATCAATTCAATGCCAATCAAGTGCGGCAGACGGTGAAGTAAAAATTTATGATAATACTTCTGCGGCTGGTGTTATTAAAATTCATTTAAAATGGGGTACAGCAGCGAATGAACCTTTGACTATGAATTTTGACGGAGATGGTGTAAGATTTGAAACAGCAGCTTTTGTTGACGTAACTAACTGCGACTTTGTAGTAGCTTACTATAACTAAAAATGATATCGAGGTCCTCCATGCCAAAACAATTAACAGGTCGTCAAAAAAAGACGATGAAAAAACATTCAAAGCACCATACAAAAAAACATATGGCGTCTATGACAAAGGCGATGAAAAAAGGTAAAACTTTTACTCAAGCACATAAAAAGGCGATGAAAAAAGTAGGTAAGTAATGGCGACGTCCGGAACTAATACCTTTAATTTAGATGTAGATCAAGTTATTGAAGAAGCATTTGAAAGATGTGGAATCAATTCTAGATCTGGTTATGATTTAAAAAGCGCAAGACGTTCTTTAAATATAATGTTAGCTGAATGGGCTAACAGAGGTATTAATCTTTGGACTGTTGAGCTTAGAACAAAAACACTAACAGGTAGTACAACTAGTTACACTTTAGATTCAGATTTAGTTGATATACTAGAAGCTGTTTTATTTACAACTAGTGATACAACAACTGATATAGAAGTTGATCGTATTAGTCGTGCAGAGTATTTAAATATATCTAATAAAACTACAGAGGGAAAACCTGTGCAGTATTTTTTAGAAAGAGGAGCGTCTACTCCAACACTGTATCTTTATCCAACACCAGATGGTGCACACACATTTAAGTATTATGGTCTAACCAAGATACAAGATGCAGGTAACTATGAAAATGAAATAGAAGTTCCTACAAGATTTTTACCATGTTTAACTTCTGGTTTAGCTTATTACACTTCTGTAAAAAAAGCTCCAGAGAGAACACCTTTACTAAAACAATTATACGAAGAAGAGTGGCAACGTGCTTCGGAAGAAGATAGACCACGTTCTAGTTTCTTTGCTACACCACAGAGAGGGTATATCTAATGGCTCACGCTTCTGGTAAATATGCAAAAGCAATATCTGATCGTAGTGGTATGGAGTTTCCTTACAAAGAGATGGTTAAAGAATGGAATGGTTCTTTCGTTCACAAGTCTGAGTTTGAAGCAAAACATCCACAACTTGAAAGACAAAAACATGCGGCTGATGCACAAAGTGTTAAAGATGGTAGACCAGATAGATTAGAACCTATAACTGTTTTTGTCGGCGGTGCAGGATTCTTTGAATACGAAAACTCTATGGAACCTTCAACAAGTAAAAAACAACCTTTAGTTGTGTCATCTATTGGCATAGTATCAGTGAGCGTATCATAATGACAACAACATATTCAGAACTAGTTACACAAATAAGAGATTATACAGAAGTTAGTAGTAGTGTTTTATCAGACTCTATTGTTAACGATTTTATTCAGCACGCTGAAAATAGAATATTTAGAGATGTAGATTTAGATGTTTTTAAATCACATCAATCTGCAAATTTAACAGCAAGTAATGCTTTTTTATCTTTACCGGGTGGCGCGTCTCCAGATCCAACATCGCTTGGCACCGTTAGACACATGCAAATATTTGCACCCTCTGGAACATCAAGGACATTTTTAGAACAACGCGATATTAGTTACATGAACGAATATTGGCCAGATCGAACTTCTACAGGGACCCCTAGATACTGGGCATGGTGGGATCATAATACAATTTATGTTGCACCAACGCCCGATGTAGCGTATAACGTGGAGTTAGGAATTACTAGATTACCAACAAGACTTTCTAGTAGTAATTCAACCTCTTGGTTGGGTAATAATGCTCCGGCACTATTGCTTTATGGGAGTCTTGCAGAAGCCTTCAAATTTTTGAAGGGACCAGCAGAAATGCTGCAATTATATGAACAATCATATCAACGGGCACTTCAAGAACTTGTCATAGAACAACAAGGAAGGCACCGAAGAGATGAATATATGCATGGGGCGTTACGTACTCCTCTGCAATCACAGAACCCATAGGAGGATAAAACATGGCTATAACTCAAGCTGTATGTACAAGCTTCAAACAAGAATTGCTACAAGGAACGCATAACTTTACTGCTTCCAGTGGTGATACTTTTAAAATAGCATTGTATACAAGTTCCGCTTCTTTGGATGCAACTACAACCGCTTTTAGCACAACTAACGAAGTCTCTGATTCTGGAACATATAGTTCTGGTGGAGGAACTTTAACAAGCGTAACTCCAACAACTTCTGGAACTACAGCTATTTGTGATTTTGCTGATATATCTTTTACATCAGCTACAATCACAGCAAGAGGTGCTTTAATTTACAATAGCTCTGACTCTAATAAAGCAGTCGCTGTTTTAGATTTTGGTGGTGATAAGACATCTACAAGTGGAACCTTTACAATTCAGTTTCCAACGGCTGATGCAAGTAACGCTATATTACGATTGGCATAGGAGAATAAATGGCTTTAGTCATTAATGATAGAGTAAAAGAAACTTCGACTACTACAGGTACGGGAGTTTTTTCTATTGGAAATGCTGTAACTGGTTTTGAAACTTTTTCTGCTGGTGTTGGTAATAGTAATACAACGTATTATTGTATTGCTCATCAAGATCAAGATGAGTTTGAAGTAGGGTTAGGCACATTAAACGGTGACAGTTCTACATTAACTAGGACCACTGTTATATCTAGTTCTAATAGCGATAGTGAGGTTAACTTTAGTTCTGGTACAAAAGACGTATTTTGTACAATACCGGCAAGTAAATTAGTATTTGAAGATGCAAGCAATGATGTGACGATAGGTCGTAACCTAACAGTTACAGGAGATTTAACAATTACTGGTGATGATATCACCATGAATACTAATACTAGCGGTGCAGCTCTTATTGGTGATGGCACAAATTTTAATCCTGTTGCTATATCTGGTGATTTAACCATAGCGACAAATGGAGCAGCGTCATTAGCAGCGGCACAAACAAACATTACTTCTTTACTGGCAACTGATATTAAAATTGGTGAAGATAATCAAACAAAAATAGATTTTGAAACAGCAGACGAAATACATTTTTACGCTGCAAATGCTGAACAGGTATTTGTATCAGATGGAGTATTTGGTCCACAAACAGATAGTGATGTTGACCTAGGGACTAACTCTGTAAGATTTAAAGATGCTTACGTTGATTCAGTTACAGTAACTGGTGATGTAAGTGTTGGTGATGATCTTACTGTAGAGGGCGGTGTTATCGATGTTAAAAATACAGGGGCACAATCCGTAGTAAGATTTTATTGTGAGTCATCAAATGCTCACTATGCACAAATACAAGCTCCGGCACACTCAGCTTTTTCTGGTAACACAACATTAACTTTACCAGCAACAACAGACACAATTGCAGGTATAGCTGCAACACAAACATTAACAAATAAATCAATAGATTCAGACAACAACACAATTACAAATATTGTAAACGCAGATATTAAATCAAGTGCAGCAATTGCTGACTCGAAACTAGATACTATTTCTACAGCAGGTAAAGTTGCTTTAACAGCCTTAGAAATAGATGGTGGATCAGACATTGGAGCAGATTTAACTACTTCTGATTTAATAATTGTAGATGATGGAGCCGGTGGAACAAATAGAAAAGCGGCGCTATCTCGATTAACAACTTATATGGCAGGTCAAGGATTTTCAACAGAAGACCCAACGGCACTGGCAATTGCTTTAGGATAATAGGAGGATAAATGGCTAATACTTTTAAAGTAGTAACAAAAGCAGGAGTTACCAGCGTCGATACTATCTACACTGTTGCCAGTTCTACAACTACAGTAGTTCTTGGTGTTATGGTAGGTAATACAACAACTGGTCAAATCACTGCAACTGTTACTTTAAGTTCAAATACTTCTAACAGAGCAGGTGCAAATGATGAGGCTAACCAAGATGTTGAGTTAGTAACTAATGCGCCGATCCCTGTTGGTGGTACTCTTGAACTGCTTGCGGGAAATAAAGTCGTAATGGAAGCTACAGATCTGTTAAAATTAACAGCATCTGGTGCGGCTGATATTACTTTGTCAATAATGGAGATAACGTAAAATGGCTTTTATAGGTACACCTTTAGATACCAGAAATACTTTTCAATCTCTTGCAGGCAAGAGGTTTAATGGTGATGGAAGTACAACTGCATTTACTTTAGATGTAGCACCTTCCTCAACATTAGACATTGAAGTATTTGTAGGAAACGTAAGACAAGACCCTAACTCAGCATACACACTATCTGGAACAACACTAACGTTTACTGGTGCACCTCCTAGCGGCACAAACAATATTTACGTTGTTCATCAAGCAAAGAGTGTAGGTACTATTGATGTTCCTTCGGCAGGAGTTCAATCTGGTAGTTTAGCTTCAGCTTTTTTAACAGGTCAAACTGATATTGGTGCAGGTATAGCTGACGCTGATTTATTTTTAGTTGATGATGGAGCAGGTGGTACACTTAGAAAAACTACCGCTTCTAGACTTAAAACTTATATTGGAAGTTCACCAATAACAGCCCTTAATAATGCTACTGAAAATGAGTTAGTCACTGTTGGTAGCACAACAACTGAATTAGATGCTGAAGCTAAATTAATTTCTGATGGCAGTGGCATAATTATTAGAAATGCTTCTGTCGGAACTGCAACTGCAGGTAAAGCTGATATGTTGGTTATTGAAGGCAATGCTTCTGGAGATACAGCAGGAATGTCTATACTTACAGCTAATGATGAGTTTGGTGTTATACATTTCGGTGACCCCGATGATGTAGATATTGGTAAAATAGAATATTATCACGGCAGTAATTATATGAGATTTTATACTAATGGCTCTGAAGGTATGCGTCTTGATAGCAGTCAAAGATTATCCTTTGGTAAAAATGCAGTAAGCACACCACAATTAAAATATGACGATAACGACCCTAACTTTGTTACTAATGTTGGCTCAACAAGTTATAGAAATCATTATATTTTTAAAAATACAAATGGAACAGTAGGGTCAATTTCTACAACAGGGTCAAACACTAGCTTTAACACTTCTTCTGATTACCGATTAAAAGAAAATGTATCAGATATGACAGGTGCTATTGATAGAGTAAATCAATTACAACCAAAAAGATTTAATTTTATTGCAGATGATACAAATACACTTGTTGATGGTTTTATAGCACATGAAGTTTTTGGTGTAGTACCAGAAGCTATTAGTGGTGATAAAGATGGTATGGCTAAAGTTTATTATGAAGAAGGCGATACAATACCAGAAGATAAAAAAGTTGGAGATTTTAAAGAATACTCTACAACTGAAATACAACCACAAGCAATAGATCAATCTAAATTAGTTCCTTTACTGACAAGTGCCTTACAAGAAGCAATAACAAAAATAGAAACTCTTGAAGCAAGAGTCACAACATTAGAGGGGTAACACATGAGTAAAACAACAATACCAAAAGGTGGAATTACAGCAGATGCTATTGATGCAACACTCGTAGCAGATGATGCAATTTCTGATGAACATCTAGATGTTACTGCTGTAACAGGTCAAACGGCCATTACGTCTTTAGCCGATACTGACAAGTTTTTGGTGTCCGATGCAAGTGATAGTGGTAATCTTAAATATGTAGAGAAACAATATTTACCTAGTGGTACTCATGTTCAAATAGCACAAAGTGAATTTACAAATTCAACTGATGTTTCATTTACATCTATACAACAATCTACTTATAATAATTACTTTGTTAGAATAGAAGGTTTATATGCAAGTGCAGATAGTACATATCTTTATGGAAGAATTTATTTATCTTCAGGAGAAATTACAAGTTCCTTATATGATTACGCAGTAAGAGAATATAGGTCAGATAATAATTTTGGTACTACTCAAAATCAAAATGGAACTTTTATGAGATTTAATGATAGAAGTATAGATGATGATGCGGCACACCCATTTTTTGCAAACATCTATATAGGTGGTGTTAAAAGTGGTCAAAGATGTCAATATTTTGGACAAACTGGATTTAGCAGTAGTGATTCAGATAATCCTTCAACAGGAGGATATATTTCGTCACATTATACAAGTTCACAAGAAATTACTGGTTTTAAATTTTATCCATCTGCAAATAATATTAGTGGAAAAATTACATTATTTGGGATTATAACATGAGTAAAAAACACATTAACGGAATAGAGTATGATTTAACAGCAGAAGAACAAGCTGAATATGATGCAAGACAAAAAGCTTGGGAAGATGCAAGTGGAGATAGAAAACTTGCACAGATAAAAGAAATGCGATTACAAAAACTAATAGAAACAGATTACCTTGCTAACTCTGATGTTACCATGCCAGATTACATTAAGACTTGGAGGCAAACTCTTAGAGACCTTCCTGCAAATCACACAAATGAAAATGCGTATGATTTACTTTTAGCTAGAGATTCTGATGGCAAACTAACACATTCCGTATGGACACAA